CTATTGTATATCAAAATATAGATAGACCAAACCCTTTTTATAACAATAGAGATAGATTAGTTCGTATTATTCATGTATGTTGGCAATCATTACGTAAAGTAGGATTCTTATCATATGTTGATAATATGGGTCAAGAAATTGAAGAACTTGTTGACGAATCATTTACTTTAACTAAAGAAATGAAAGCACAAGGTTATGAAATTGAATGGAGATGGATTAATGAGGTATGGGAAGGTACTAAAATAGGTTCTGATATTTATGTTAATATTAGACCATTACCTAATCAAATGAAGTCATTAGATAACCCTAGTAAGTGTAAATTACCTTACACAGGTGTTTATAGACAACAATCATTAGTATCATTAATGAAGCCACATCAATATTTCTATGATATTTTGTTCTACAGGTTAGAGATGTCTATTGCACGTAGTAAAGATAAAGCTATGGTTATGGACGTTGCACAGATTCCTAGAAGTATGGGTATAGATACTCAGAAATGGTTATACTATTTGGATACATTAGGTATTGCATTCATTAATAGCTTTGAAGAAGGTACAGGTGCTAATGCTGGTAGAACTTCACAGTTTAATCAATTTCAAGCTATTGATATGAGTATGGCACGTATTGTTGACCAATACATATTGATGCTTAATAAGATTGAAGATATGATAGGAGAAATCTCAGGAGTATCTCGTCAACGTCAAGGTGAAATATCTACCTCAGAATTAGTAGGAAATGTTGAAAGAAGTGTTGTACAATCTGCTAACATTACTGAACATTTGTTCTATACTCATGGTGAAGTAAAACGTAGAGTTCTTACAAACTTAATTGATATATCTAAGAATGCTTGGTTAGAAGGAAAGAAAGCACAGTACGTGCTTGATGACATGACTAAAGTATTTTTTAATTTAGAACCTACAGAATACGCTGAAGCTAATTATGGTATCTTTATATCTAATTCAAGTAGAGACCAACAAAATATTGAGTTTATGAAAGATATTGCAGACGTTATTGAAAGTAATTCTATGGCAGACATTAAAGCTAAGTTACAAGTAGCTGATGACCATGCTCAACAAAAAGCAATGCAGATTGAACAAGAAAGAACTAAGCAAGTTCAAATGCAAGTTGAGGATAAACAAAAAGATAGGGATGTTCAGACTGATAATAACATTAGAGATAATGAAACTAAATTGATTATTGCTGAGAAACAAATGCAAAATCAAGAAGAGGCTGAAGAGCCTGTAGAAGATAAATCACAAGAGATTAATAATAAGTTCAGTATTGATAAAGAAAAAAATCAAATTACACGTGAGAAAGAACTATTAGCACATCAACGCGATAAAGAGCGTATAGCGAACGAAAAGAAGAAAAACGAAGAAGAGCTTAAGATTAAAGCAAAAGCTGCTGCAATGAAGCCTAAAACGCCTAAGAAATAGCTATAAAATGATTTTCTAAAACAGATTTTAAAATAGTTAAACTATTGTATATAATAAATATTAATATTACCTTTGTAACAAATTATGGAAAATAACGAAAACAAACAAGATTTATCTCTTTTTACTTTGGAGAACATATTAGGTGGAAACACTGACATTGTACCAGAAGAAGTTGAGACTAATGAAAACGAAGAATCTACTGAGGATGTAGACACTACAGAAGAAGATTCTACTGAAGATAATTCATCTAACCCTGATGAAGGAAATAATGATGATAACACTGAGGATAACTCTACAGATGATGAAGATGAATCCTTAAAGCCATTCTACGACGCTTTAAACAAAGAACTAGGTATTGACGACTTTAAATTTGATGAAGTTGAAGAAGGTATCCCAGGTTTAATGAACTACTTAAAAGATATTGTTCATGGAACAGTTGAACAAGAAGTAGAAAGTATTAAAGGAATGGGTGATGGTTTAGTAGGTGATTTATACGATTACTTACGTAATGGTGGTAAAGTAGAAGAGTTTAGAAAAACTTTCCTTGAATCAACTCCATTTTCTTCTTTGGATATTGAAGATAATGAGAATAACCAAAAAGCAGTATTAGAAGCTTTCTTACAATCTCAGGATTATGATAAAGAAGAAATTGCTGATAAATTAGAAAGTTATGAGTCTGCTGGTATCTTAGAAAAAGAAGCAAAGTCTGCACAGAAAAAATTGATTAAAATTGAAGAAGTTAATAAACAAAACTTTTTAAAGAATCAAGAAACTGCTGCTAAACAACGTGAAGCTCAAGTTCAAGAATATTGGACAGATATTAAAAACACAATTACAAGTTCTAAAGAGATTGGTGGATTTCCAATTGCTGATAAAGATAAACAAGCTTTTTATGAGTATATGTCTAAACCTGGTAAAGATGGTTTAACTGCATTACAAAAGCTTTATATGGATAAAGAAGCGTCTCTTAGGTTAGCGTATGCTGCATTTAAAGATTTTAAATTTGAAAATGTAGTTAAGAAAGTAAAAACTGAAACTGTTAAAGATGTTAAGAAAGCAATTACACGTTTTACTGATACTAACGCTAAATCATCTAAAAGTTCACAATATGATATAAAAACAAATAATAAACCAGATTTTAAAAATTTTGTGCTGCCAATACATTAAAATAAAAAAATCTAAAACAAATAGTTAATGAGTATTAATAATTTACAATTTACCAAAGCCAAATGGAATGCTGGGATGACCGAGCAAAACAACTTGGCAACAGCTCTTTTGACTATGCCTGAAATTAGTAAAACACTCGCTTATGCTTTTGGTCCTAAAAAATATGCATTGTCATATTTGACACAAGGTATGGGTCGTATGTCTTCTACACATAAAGTCATAGGAAACAGAGAATTTCGCTGGCCTTTAATGGGCTTGCTTACAAAAGCTGTAGCAATCACATCGTTAGTTAACGGTGGTTCAACTCCAGGTATCAACAGAACTACATTCCAAGTAAAGTTGGCTGAAAAGCTTTTTGCTTTAGGGGATGTATTAGCAACACACTCAAGAACATTAGTTCGTGTGCAAACTGACCCTGTTCAAGATGGTGCTGAATATATCTACACTTTTCAATTAATCAACCCAGACCCTGCGAGCTACGTAGACCCTACTGATTTAGTATCTGGAAAAGAAGTATCTAAAGAGTTCTCTGCTTTTGAAGAAAACTCAGAAGGTGGTTCTGATTACGAAACTACTCCATTCTGGTTTGAAAACCAAATGACTACTATGCGTGGAGAGTTCTCTATGAGTGGTGGAGCACAAACTGATGTTATGGTACTTCAAGTAGGTGGACCTGATAAAAAAGGTTCTATGCTTTGGATGTACGAAAAAGAGTATCAGTTCATGTTGAAATGGAATGAATATTGTGAGCGTATGCTTTGGTATTCTGAATACAATAAAGACCCTCAAGGTCAAGTACATTTACCTGGTGCTAACGGACGTCCTGTATTTATGGGTTCAGGTATTCTTGAGCAAATCGCTCCTTCAAACAAACGTACTTATACAACTCTTACTGAACAAATCGTTCGTGAGTTCTTAGTAGATTTGATGGAAAATGCTCGTGATGCTGAACAAACTAAATTTGTAGGATTCTGTGGATACTGGTTCTTCGAAGAGTTCCATAAAGCAATGAAAAACTCATTAGCTAGTAATGGATTTACTTTGGTAGATACACACTTCGTATCAGGTTCAGGTCAAGATTTAGTGCTTGGTGGACAGTTCAAAACATACCGTGGTTTGAATGGTACTGAGTTAACTTTAATCCATAACCCACTTTATGACAATAAAGTATCGAATAGAAAATTACACCCTATTACTAAAAAGCCTCAAGAATCGTACAGATGTACTATCTTAGACTTTGGTATGTATGGTGGAGAATCTAACGTATCAGTTGTTGCTAAAGGAGCTGATGGAATCGACCGTTCATTGTTAACATGGTACACTGCGGGTTCTCAAACTCCAGGTGGTGCTATGGGTGCAGACAACGTTAAAGGTTATATGAGCACAATGCGTTCAAATGCTATTGACGGATGGTCTTGTCACTTCTTAGGTGAAAAAGGAATCAAAGTAGTTAACCCACTTTCATGTGGAGAATTAATTCTGGATATTGCTGAGTAATCCAGCAAAGGTGGGGTAACCCACTTTTGATATAACGAAATGAAATAAAAATTTATGCAAGTACACGTAAGGCCACTACCGCCAAAAGGTAGACATCAGTTCACAGTAATGCCAAATACGACTAAAATCTATACTGTAGGGCTACATCCAGTTACTGGTAAAATTGTAACAGGATTAACAAAAGAAAAAGAATTTGAGTTAGGAGAAAAGTTAGGGGTAGATTTATCACCAAATTCTAAATTTTGGCACGAATACAAAATTGTATTAAATGACCAAGGGACTATCTTAGATTTAAGTGACCCTATTCAAGAATTACAATTTATTGTATTAGCAACTAAATCTGAAATTGCTACTTCAACAGATACAATCAAACCTTATTCAGTGTTTGTTATGTATAACGAAGAAGTGGAAGCAGAAAAAGATAATAAGATGTTTGACTACGAGTTATCAGCTTATAGTTACATCAAAGAAATGTCAGAAGAAGAAAGAGCTAATTTCTTAAAATTGTATGGTTTACGTACACGTAATATGTCACCATCAGTAATTAAGAAAACACTTAAAGATAAAGCTGACAAAGACGCTAAAAGCTTCGTTGAGTTATACGAAGATAAAAATAAAATACTTAAAATCTTAATTGAAGATTGTGTGCAATATCGTATTATAACAATTAAAAACGGTGCATACTATTTTGGAGAAGATATGTTAGGAGCAGACATTAGTCTTACTATTAACAAATTGAAAAATCCAAAATCAGCAGATTTAAGATTAGCATTAGAACACAAATTACAACAATCAGCTTCAGTTAGTTAATGAAAATACAAGACTTGCATTATATGTTTAGAGTAAAATTAGATAGGTTAGATAATAACTACTATTCTAATATTACAGCAGATGAAATTGATTTAATTTTAAATGATGCACAAAATGTATTTATCAAGCAACGAGTACAAGGACATGAGGGTTATAATGAATCATTTGAAGAAACTCAAAAACGAATCGATGATTTGAAAGAGATTACAACAGGTGATACATCATTAACTCTTTCTTC